CCCCCCCCCCCCCCCCCCCCCCCCCCCCCCCCCCCCGCCCGCCGCCGCGGGGCCCCGCCCCTACCAAGCCATGCTCCACCGCTGGCCCCCCATCATCGACCACATCCCCCACCTCACCCAACTTGCCACCCTCGCCCACACCGCCTGCCCATGGCGCGACCCCACCCCCAACCCGGCAGCCATCACCCAGGCAGAACAGCTACTCCAGCAACACCCACCAGTCACAGCCATGACAGCAGCCCGGCTACTGCGACTGGAACCCTGGTGGCTGTACCGGCTCGGCTGCCCAGTGCAGCCCATCAACCCCGGACAACGCCCAGCCCTGTACCGCCCCTACGACATCTACCTCCACCTACAGCAGGAGACAGCATGAGCACCACTCTCCCCGCCGGCCTCGTCATCACCGTAGACGCCCGGCGCCCCATCCCAGGTCACACTGTCTCCACGCCCCCCGTCCGCAGCTGGAGCAACTCAGACATCGACTACAGCAAGGTAACGACTACCGCCACCCTCACACTCCCCCTCACCATCACCTTCCACCAAGAGGCCACACACCTCTACCGCCCCCGCGACCCCATCGACTTCACCCACCCCGATGTTCAACGCGGCATCGCCACCGCAGTCACCGCAGCACTCGCCACGATCCAAAGACAGCCCGCCGTGCCCGACGAGTCACCACCGAACTAGCCAACGCACAGATGTCCGATTCCAACGAACAGCTGTGCTATATTGCAAAACACGGGAACCACTGTCCCCACAGCCGAGGACAACCACCACCGAGGAGGCGCAGTGGCAGGCCGCAACACCACCCGACGCGACCGCCACCGCGCCACCATCGCCGCCAGCAAGCCGCCATGCGCCATCTGCGGCCACCCCATCGACTACACCCTCAAATGGCCCGACCCCGACTGCTACGTCGTCGACCACATCATCCCCATTGACAGGGGCGGCCCCGATACGTTATCGAACAAACAGCCGGCCCACCACCGCTGCAACCGAGAAAAATCGAACAAACCCGTGTCCGGCATCCTCCGAACCTCCGGAGTGCTCCAGTAACCCACCGCCAAGGGGGAGGGGAGACCCCCCACCCCCCGCCACACCGCGGCTCAGGCGGTAGGCGCGATTCTCTCTCAGGTTTTTCCACAGGCCCCGGCTCAGGGCCGGTCATCCGACCGGGGTTATCCACAGGAACGGGAAGGGGGTTGGTCGTGTCCATAGCTGCTGCCGCCCGTGCCACCGAACGCGAACTCTTGGAGTCGCTGCGGGACACCATCGCCAAGGCCATCGATGACGGTGTGCCGGCCCGCGACCTCGCGTCCCTGTCTCGCAGGTTGCTGGAAATCAAGCGGGAACTTGCCGCGCTCGAGGTCGAGGAAGAGGGTGACGAGGTCGATGCGGCGGCAGCCACCCCCGACGAGCCGTGGCCTGCTGCCTAAGGCGCGGCTGTGTGTCCTGCCGGCAGGCATCACTCACACGTCGGGTCCGCGGATAATCGCTGTCGCCCGCGCCCTCGGGCTCGGGCTGGATCCGTGGCAGGAGGACCTAGCGCGGATCATCTGGGCTCGTACCGCTGACCGCGCCTTGGCGATCGATTCCCTCGGGCTGTCGGTGCCGAGGCAGGCCGGCAAGACCTATGCGATTGGTGCGCTGGTTTTTGCCTACTGCATCGTCACGGCGGGGGTGACGGCGGTGTGGACGGCGCATCACTCGACGGTGATGCTGGAGACGTTCCAGTCGCTTCGTGCGCTGGCGCAGTGTGACAAGGTTGCCCGGCACATATCCCGGGTCCGCGGGTCGGCTGAGCAGCGCTCGATTGAGTTCCGCAACGGCAGTCGGATCGTCATGAAGGCTCGCGAGAACGGTGCTCTGCGGGGCGTCGCGAACGTGTCGGTCGCGGTGTTCGACGAAGCCCAGATTCTCTCCGAGGCGGCTTTGTCGGACATCCTGCCGACGCAGAACGTCGCGAAGGACGCCCTGAGTCTGTTCATGGGCACCCCACCCAGGCCGCAAGACAACGGGGACGTGTTCACGGGCCGCCGTAACGCGGCTCTGGAGGCGTTGAAGACTGGGCGTCCGCTGGAGCTCGAGGCGTGGGTTGAGCTGTCGGCGGATCCTGACTGCGACACCGACGACAAGCAGCAGCTGCGACGCGCGAACCCGTCCTACCCGCATCGCACCCCGCTGCGGGCAATCAACAAGCTCCGCCGCTCCCTGTCTGAGGCCCACTTCCGGCGTGAGGTGCTGGGTATCTGGGATGACCAGTCCACGCCAGCGGTGATCCCCCCAGACGTGTGGGAGCGGTGCGCTGACCAAAACTCGAAGCCGGTCGAGAAGTTTGTGCTGGCGATCGACGTGTCGCCGAACCGTCAGCAGGCCGCCGCGGCGTTCGCCGGGTGGCGGGACGACGAACTGGTGCACGTCGAGCTAGCGCAGTCCCGTGAGGGCACCGGCTGGATCGTCGACTGGGTCACCGAGCGGTGCGCCCGGAATCCGATCTCAGCGGTCGTGGTCGACGGTAAGGGTCCGGCTGCGTCACTGGCCCGTCAGCTGCGGGCCGCGAAGATTCGGGTCGTGGTCACCACCGCTGAGGACATGACCACGGCATGCGCCGACCTGCAAGACGCTTGCATGAACGGCGAGCTGCGACATATCGCGCAGCCGCAGCTGACCCGCGCTCTGAACGAGGGCCGCAAACGCAGCATCGGCGATCGGTGGGCGTGGAATCGCCGCACCGAGCAGTCGGACATCACCCCGATCGTGGCCGCCACCCTGGCCCACTGGGGCGTCCTATCAACCAAGGTCAAGAAGACAGCCCTGAGGCTGGGCGAGAGGCGGAGAGGAGGCGCCGTATGGTGACAGGTCTCACCGCCGACGAAGAGGCAATCTGGACGTATCTGTGGCGCCGCTACAACCTCGCCCAAGGCCGCAACGCCGTAAGGCGCGGCTACTACAACGGCAAAAACGCTTTGAAGTCTTTGGGGATCGCGATTCCCACCGAACTCGAAGGCCTCAACGTCGTATTGGGGTGGCCGCGTATCGCGGTCGAGGCCCTGGCGGACCGGTGCGTCCTGACCGGCTGGGCCTCCCCCGACGGCGACACCCAAGGCATGGACGAGATCGCCGACACCAACGATCTGTTGGTGGGGGCGGAAATGGCGCACCTCGGTGCGACCGCCTACGGCTGCCACCTGGCCGCAGTCACCCGCCGCGACGACGGCACCGTCAACGTGTCGCTCCGCCCAGCGACACACGCGACCGCGGTGTGGGATCACTCCCACCACGCGATCGGGGCTGCCATGTCGATCATCGACGTGGACGCCTACCACCGCCCGGTCGCGGCGAACCTGTACCTGCCGGGGCAGACCATCCAGTGCGTCGAGGACGGGCAGGGATGGCAGGTCGTGGCGCGGGTGATCACCGCCTTCCAGGGCGTGCCGGTCGTGCCCCTCCGCCACGCCCCCGACGACGAGCACCCGTTCGGCAGGTCGCGGATCACCCCGTCGGTGATGGCCCTGACCGATGCTGCAATGCGCACCTGGGCCCGCAGTGAGATCGCCGCCGAATTCTTCAGCTCCCCGCAGCGCTATCTGCTCAACGCCACCCGAGACGTTTTCACCGACGACACGGGTGAGTTGAAGTCGCAGTGGGAATCGATCATTGGGCGTATCTGGGCGGTTCCCCCGCCCGATGATCCCGACGCGAAGATCGAGGTCGGGCAGTTCCAGGCTGCTTCGCAGCAACCCCATCTGGAGCAGCTGCGGCAGCTGTCCGCGATGCTCGCCGCAGAAGTGAGCATCCCGCCCGAGCTGCTCGGCTTCAAGCAGGACAACCCATCCTCTGAGGGGGCGCTCGGGATTCTGGAACGGCCCCTCGTGGTCGCCGCCCAGAAGGCCACCCGAACGTTCGGCGCTGGGTGGCGGCGTGTAGCGCAGCTGGCGCTCATGGTGCGCGACGGCCTGTCGGAGCCTTCGGATGCGTCTCGGCGACTACAGCCGACATGGCTGGACCCGGCGCTGCCGTCGCTGTCCCAGGCGTCGGCGGCGGGGCGGCAGCCGGGGGCCCACAGGGCGGGGGGGGAGGCGCCACGGAGGTGGCCGGGGAAGTCGCACCGTCAGAGCGTTCCTTGGCACTGCGCGATGTGATATGCCGTGGACACACCGGCGGGGGTTCGCGACCAACGCGACACAATGAGATGCAGTTTCCCGAAACCACGGGCGGACCATGGATGGATGAAACCACCGTAGAGATTCCAGTTGGTCGCACCGTAAACCTGAACCTTCGGATTGCTCCACACGCCGTCAGGGCGATCCGCGATGCGCGTGACGAGCTGGTTGCGAGCGTAATCCATGTAGGCCATCGCCCATGTTCCGTCGCGGAGTTTCCTGACCGACGGTTCCCCGAACCGCTCCTCGAGGATTGGTGTGCACGGGCGACCCCAGCCCCAGTCCGTTCCGTTCCAACCCCAACCCTCGTACTCGTTGGGCCAGAACATGCGTTCCCACTTTACGCGTCGCAGCATCATGGGACCGTGCTGCCGCCCGGCACGCACCGAGAAGACGTAGACGTACTCACCGTCACGCTGCATCGTCCACATCTGGAAAGGGTCCTTGTTGTCAGCGGAGTTGTTCCAACGCAGATTGGTGCGCTGGAAATCGTTTCCGTTGTCGGAGTAGGCCAGTCCTGCGAAACCGGATTTGAAAATGCCGTCGGCGCCCCGGTCATCCCAGTTCTCCATGCTCATGAAGGACACCAGCTGTCTGCCGGTCTCCGGGAAGGAGATCCCGTCATTGGGGATGACGGTGAGTTCGCGGGTCCCTCCGACCATCCCTCCGTGGGCGTTGTACATCAGTTCCGGCGCGCGACCGTTTCCCGCCACCTTGGCGGCGCTGTCGAAGACGATTCCCTCGGCGGAACCGGGATTGGAGGCTGATCGGAGCATCACCGGGGATCGATGGTCGTCTCCGCCTTCCGGCCACGGCCCACCGAACGTGTCGCCCATCAGATAGCCGATAGAGCCGTTCTCGAGAACGTAAGGGATGCCGAGGTCCGTTCCCGCGACCCGCCAGTTGGTCGCGGTGTACATGTCGGCTCCGGTCAGGCGTTTCCTGGGAATGGCCAATGCCAGGGCCGATGTCTCCGGAGCAATGCCGGGGATGAGCGAGGAAGCGCCGGCCAGGGCGGCACTGCCGAGGACGGCTCGTCCGAAACTGCGGCGGTTTAAGGAAACCATGTGATTCTCCGATCAGGTCGAGGGATGGACTCGAGGCCCGCAACTGGAGGATACAGTATTGTATCGAATGTTGCGTATCGCTGTCCCATCGGAGCGTGCATGCCTTGAAACCTGTGCCACAGCGCAGAGTGTGGGTCGGTGTGTTTCACGTTCTCTGTTGCCTACGGTGCAACGTGTCCCGCCCGCCATGGCGGTGTCGAATAGCACGTTCAGCAACGCCGCCCCCCAAGACAGTTATTTCGCAGTTGGGTGTGGTGCCTTGGCTGGTCAAGCGGTGTTGCCGCTCCCGGTGGGTGCTTCTGAGCAGGGTACGGGTTTGGTAGTGGGTGTTGTTGCGGTAGCCGCGGCCGGTGTGTTTGATGTGTTGGATGGGGGTGTTCGCGGCTTCGGGACGAGCGTTCGTGACACTGGTGGGGGTGGG